TCAAGATAAAGAAATGCCATCAAAGGCAACAGCAAAGCAATCAGTACGCAAGCCGCAATCCAACCCATTACTTCTTCCCCCAATGGCTTACGAACACGAACCACATCCACAGGTAAAGGAGGAATATAAAAGTCGCTACCACTGCCGCCAGCTTTGCTTGTAGGTTTCTTTCTTCCTCTTTGCGTAGCCATGCCTCTTGCCTCTTGATCGCCTCTTGCTTCAACCTTGCCTGAGTCTGCTCCTCCTCAATCTTGTCCTTCATGCTGAAGACCTCTGAGTACAGTGCGCCCATCTCAGGAGGGCTTTGATACACCATGCACTCACGAATCTGCACCACCAACGCATCCATCTCTTGCTGTGCCATCACCCTCTTTAAAGCCGCTTCCATGTGGTTTTGGTCAGGGTCATAAACAGTCAGACTCTTTTCTTCTTCTTCCCTGATATGTGCCGCCAACTGCTCCTGAAGCCTGAAAAACTCAGTCAGATTCTTGACAATATCAACTTTGACTTGGGTTTCGTCAACAGCAACGAACTTTTCCTTCTTTTTCGCCACAGGCTTGGGCGTTGACTGCTTTGCCTTGGGCTTGAAGAAGTTACTAAATTTACTCCAAAATCCAGTAACTTCCTTATAAACGCCAGCAACCTCATCAACAGTCGCCTTGACCTCCATGAAGGACTCTTTGGCTTGCTTGTACAGGTCACATCCAGCTTGAATCTGCTTGACAAGTCCTGCCGCAAGAAGGCAAATGCTAATCGGGTCAATTTTGTGTCCTTATCTAACTTGCAATTGCGGATTTCTTCCTGACATTGAACTTGGCTTTGGAGAAGCCCCTAAAAAATTAAGAATTTGAGCTTGATCTTCGATAGTCAAATCATTTGCGGATGGTTGCTGAACTAAATCAGGTGGCATTTGAAATTGTTGATCTTGAGTAGGTTGCTGAGTTTCTTGCTGTAAATCAGGAGGCATTTCAAATTGATTCGTAGTTACTTGAGGTTGTTCAATAATATTTTGTTGTTCAGTAACCACTTGTTGTTGTGTTGGCGCAATAAGTCTAGAAATTGCGCTAAATGCTGGTGCGGAGGAATCTAAAGCTGTTGGAATATTTGTTAAAGCATCAAGTGTTTTTTGAGATGCGCCTGTCAAAGAGCCTTGGCGTAAAAAATTTGCTCCCTCTGGAGTCAACAACATACGCATTAATTGCTCATCAGTAATACCTTGTTTCTTAAATAATTCATTAATAGTAGTCATGGCAACATCGACACCCTTTGCAGGGGCATAACCAGTACTTGCACCTACAGTAGCAGATACGCCTCTTTGCAAATCAGCAGAAATAATTTTTTCAGCCTCAGCCGCAGGTTGTGTAACACGCATTTTCCGGCTAAAAACTAAAGCATCTTTCATGCGCTGATCAAATTCAGAAGCATTTGTTCCTAACGCTGTTACTAAAGCGGCTTTTTCATTGTCTCCAAGTGTTTGCCATTTAGTTGATAACTTTTCTAAGTCAGTTGTCAGTATTCCTGCATCATTTTTGGCTTGAGCAGACTTAACAAAGTCTTGAAAAATATTTCTATCTAAAAAATTTAATGCTTCTTGATCTGTAGTCCCAACATAAGAACGCAATTTTGCTCTTTGTAACTCGTTTAGCCCCTTGTAATTAGAATACAAGTCTTCATAAGAAATTTGTGACAAAGATTTATCTTTTAAAAATGCTGGCAAACCTTGAGCAATAAGATTGTCGTAATTTTCAGATGCAGTTTTGACTTGCTCTCGTGCTTGAAGCAACAATCCTGTTGCGGCCTTATCATCACTTGTCTTTGCCGCCAATCTAGAATTTCTTAAATCATCTTTTAAACTTCCAAAAATAGCGGCAGATATTCTTTGTTGATCTGTTATTGCTAAGTCCTTTACCAAAGAATCACTTTGCGTTGCTTTACGACCAAACTCACTTAAAACTGATTGTGTTTCTTCTGTTGTAAGTTTTTTAGGCACTATTACTTCAACAATTTCTTTGTCTTTCACATAATATTGTCTATCACTCATTCTTTCTTTCAAATCAGTTAAAAAAGCCATTGCTTTATCGGCATTAGGTGTTTTCTTCTTTGAAAAATCATTAATTAAATCATCAATTTGTTTGAATGTTTTGTCAGAATTTATGATTGGTCTGTTGCCCCCATAGCCATTTGCTTGTCTAAATATTCGTGTTGCGGCTTGTGATCTAGCTTCTCTCAATCCATCAAGTTCTCTTTGTACTCTTGTTGCAACAGCCTCAGTAGCCTCTTGTTTACTAGAAACACGAGTTGTAGCCGCCATGCCTTTTGTTGCTAAATCAGAAGCCGCTTGGTCAAACTTTGCAAACAATTCAGTATACTCAGGGTTAGTACGCAATTTTTGCAATGCGGAGGCAACGATTGGACTGTCAGAACCTTGTCCACGGAACATAAACTCCTTAAAGATATTTTGTTCTTCAACAGGAACATTGTCTTTTAAGAATTTTTGAAACTTACGGCTTTCTTTAAAATCTTTTACGCCTTTAAATCCAGCACGAGTAAGATTTCCAACCGCATAAACTCCAGAAACAATACCTTCTGGCAACCCAGTAGTCTGAGAAACAGCTACATCACCAGCACCAAGCCCTGTTCCTAAAAGCAAGCCTTTTGCGCCTGAACTAGGAATAGCCGCACTACCAGCACCTTGTGATATTCGAAATGCATACGCTTGTTCATCAGACAATGGTTCATTTTGAATGCCCAAGTATTTTGTTCCCAATTCACCAAGAGGAGTAATTTGTTTTCCTTGAGGCGCAAGAAAATAATTGTATCCAGCAGTTGCAATATCGGGAATTGCAGTAAGCAACCCTGAAAGACCAGATTGCAAACCACTACCAATAGAACCAATGGGAATATTAACGCCACCCACAGTCACAGTAGCTGTTGCTGACATTTGGCGATTAAGGCGTTCCATTTCAGCCATATACTTGTTTATGGCTTGTTGATCTTTAGCCTGTAACGCTTTTCTTAGTAATGGACGGATTTCATCCATTTGCGCCACAATGCGTTGTTGGGCTTCTACATTGGTTTTAGGACGCTGTGTTGCCATGATTTAACCTTTATTTAATTACACCAGACTTTTTAAGAGCGTCTATTGCTTGCTGTCTTGTTGGCTTGCCATTATTGAAGTCAATAAATCTTTGAATTTTGGCTTCATTGTCAACACCTGCGCCAAGGCTTTCTTTGGCTCTACTTGATTGTTTTTGCATTAATTCTTCTGCTCTGGAAAAAAATGCATCTACTTTGTCTAAATCACTTGCATAATTTTTGGATTTTGGGTCAAGACTTGCAATGATGCCTTGTATAGCATCAAATTCTTTTATATTTAATGAACCAAGGCCAGATGCGCCAGTTGCAGATTGTTGCTTTAACTCTCTAAGTTTTGACAATGCAACATTGTTTTTAATTGTTTGTGTATTATTTTCAAGCGTTCTTGCATCTGTTGCAGGAAGAACAGCTAATAAAGAACCATACCCAGTGGTGTATGGACTAACAAGTGCTTTTGTTGTTTTTATTGTGTCACGCAAACTTTGAACTGCTGAAATTTGATCTTCAAAAGATTCAATAGCACGAGTTTTTTCTTCTGCTTCCGCTTTTTGTTTTTTTGCTAATTCTTCTGCTTTTTGTTTTGATGCCTCTGTTGGAACAGCAGTTACGCCTTTTGCAATAACAACAGGTTGTGGTTGCACTGGAGTTGTTGTTACAACGGGAGGTGTTTGTGCTGTTGAAGGCTGTGTTGTTGCATCAGGTGCAGGTGCAGGTGCAGGTGCAGGTGCAGGTGCAGGTGCAGGTGCAGGTGCAGGTGTAATAATTCCTTCTGATTTTAAATATTTAGCTAAATTAGGTGCGGCTTCATTAACATCTAATCCATTAATAATATATAACTGACCAGTTACAGGGTCAATTTGCGTTCTTGTTTTACTTTCATTTGCCAAAATAAATCTGGCATTAGCAATTTCTTTTGCGCTAGGTTTGTAGGTTGGGTCAGTTGCTAATTTTTCTTCTAATGAAGCAATAGAAGCTCGTTTTTGAGCAGAATCAGTTTGTGCTTGTTGATAATTTTCGGCTTTTTTTGCTTGTGCTTTTCTTAGTTCAACTTGAGACATTGTTGATTCTATTTTTGTTCCTGCTTCTACAAGTGAAGTAGCAAATTCTCTATCTCCTGCTTGATTAGCTAATGTAGCGGCTTTGAAATATGATTCTGGCTCACGCATATCTATTTGTTTTGCAATTGAATTTCTAAAAGAAATAAGTTGCAACTGTGGGTCTTGTCCACCCAAAGCACTACCAACAACATCACCCAACTGCTGACCACCACGGTAAAAACCATAGTCTGCTTGTTGCATAGGAGACAACTGTGCAAATGTTAATGCACGATCACGCATAGCCGCTTGACGCTTTTGCAAGTATTCCATCTCTGCCGCACGAGAGATTTCAGGACTGAACATCCCACCCACAACAGATGAAGGTTGGTTCGCCATCAATGGTTCAAAACGAAAAGGTTGCTGTATATTTGGGTTAGGTGGATTAAGTGGTATATTTAACATCCCAGCAGGAGAAGTACTAGGTTTGATAAAAAATTCTTCATTAAATCTTCTTCGTGCATTTTCTATGCTTGTAGTTACTGGATCAGTAACTTCTTGTTCAAAGGGTAAGTCAGTATTTGCCATGATTTATTCCTTAAATAACATAATCTCTTGCGCCAATAGACATTTGTGGATTGAAATATCCAGAAGATAAATTATTTGGTTGAATTGATGCTTGATAGGCATCAGTAAAAACAGGCCCTCTACTTGGATTAAAGTATTTTTCTAATCCTTGTTGGACATAAGGATTGTCAGCAAGTCCCATCAATGTTTTACCAATTCCACTACCAGCAGTGCTTTGAAGGGTTCTTGCCGCACCAAGTCCACCAGTTAACAAGGCTTCTCCAACATTAGCACCAGCAGTAGCCGCACGACCTCCTAATGCAGAACCCAGTTCCAAAGGCTGTTGTCCAAGAGATTCAATGGTAGAACCAGCGCCCAAATAGCTTGTAAATGGACTCAAAGCACCGACTTGACCAGCTTGATACTGACCAAGTAATCCAGCACCTTGTCCAAGCAATCCTGCGCCAAATGCCACATTCTGTTGACCAGCCTGTTGAGCTTGAGCCGCCAATTGCAAGTCTTGTTGAGCCAATGCGTTGTAATAAGCCTCCATCTCAGGAGTTGTTGCTCTTAAACCTTCTCCACCACCGGGGCGCAACCCTGTAGCACCTACTGACAAGCCACCACGACCTGTTTGGAACAACTGGTTTTGCAACTGAGCATATTGACGCTCACGGCTAGGCGCAAGCAAATCTTGTTGCTGTCTCATATATTGAGATGCCACTTGTTCAGGTGTCTGCTGTAGATACTGCTGACCCAATCCAAACAATCCTGTAGCACCAGTTTGCAAAGGTGCATACTGTTGCTGTGCCATCTCAGCTTGAGTCAAAGCACCGCCTGTAAGAGCCTGTAAACGGTCTTGATAGGCTTGTAATTCAGGAGCAACTGTGTAACCAGCACTAGTTAGATAGCCACTAGGATCAAACTGGTAGTTGGAACTGCCATAGCGAGTAGTTACACCAACAGGGCGAAACTTAGCCGCTTCAGCCGCAATTCTTGCCGCTTCAAGTTGTGCTCGTGCAGATTCTTGTGCGCCTCTTTCAAGGGCTTTACTTTGCATTGAACTGCCAAGCAGTGATGCACCTGCTCCAATTCCTGCCGCTATCATTACTGGCATATCAATCTCCCTTAATCAAAATTTCATCCACTTTTGACGGGTCTTTCTCGTCAGTGGCATGAATACAAAACCAAACACAATCTGTTATTGCTTTGACACCATGAGTCAACCCTGCTTTGATCTCAATACACGCTGGCGCAGAAACAATGTCAATTTCAGTTCCATGCAAAACAGCAACCTTTCCATGCGCCAATATCGACAAATGACTGAAATCATGCGTATGCTTCAAGACACTCATTCCAGCAGTGAAGAATGATTCTTTAGCATATAACCCATCACTAAAGTGATGAGTAATACGATATTCAGGGTCTTGCATCATCATGATGTGCGCTTCCATACATAGACAGTAATATAAGACCGACACTTAGTATTTTTATTATTCATATTTTTACTCATATAAAATATTTATGATTCCTGAATCAAAACTAGCCGTTCCATTGACGCTAGTGATGCGAACAGCGGTAAGTAATGCTCCAAGTGCAACTGAGCCGCCTGTCATACACATAAACTCACCAGAATTTTCACCAAAAATACCAGATGCAGACCATGTATTGCTGGTTACATTAGTGATGGTCATACTCCCACCAATCACTGCCGTCGCAGTATCATTATTAAATCCAAACCCTGCTGTAAAACTAGTTGAAGCAACAGAGGATGCGCCAAATCTTGCCCCACCACCAGAATAGCCAGATGTCGTGTATGTCGTTGATCCTGTCCCTAATTGCACAAGAATACTTGTTTGCCCATTTAAACTAACATTATTAAACATCACAGTAATGCGCTTTACCCAACTAGGCAAACTTGTAAAATCAACGCTTGTACCACTAGCAGTCACAGCAGTACCAGAATTTACAATACTTGAATTAAATACAGTACCAGAACCTAATGTTTTATTTGTTAATGTTTGGCTATCGGTTGTTCCAACAACTGTTCCACTAGGAGCAGTTTTTGTTGCCCATGTATCTAAATCAGCATCCCAAGCCTGTACATTAGTGCCAATTACCAGACCTAGATTTGTTCGTGCATTTGCGGCTGTAGATGCGCCAGTACCACCATCAGCAATAGCCAAATCTGTAATACCAGTAATAGTACCGCCAGATATGGTTGCAGTTGTTATGGTTGCAGTTGGTATTACTACTGTTCCTGTAAATGTAGGACTTGCCAAATTAGCCTTAGTTGCAATGGCAGTTTGAATATTGTTGAACTCAGTATCAATCTCTGTACCTTTGACAATTTTCAAAGAATTGCCAGAAGACAAATTGTCTTTGGTAGCAAAGTTTGTGCTTTTAGTGTAATCACTCATAATTTTCCTTTAAGTCATCTTTCCATTCTTAGCTTGAATTTCAATCTTCTGAATAGACAAGGCAAAACCATTGATGTCTGATTCATAACCTGTTTGCACAACCTTACCAGTTCCAGTTGCAGGAACAGTCAATGTTTGCAATGCAACACCATCAGAATAGTAAGCAATCGTTGTGGCATTTGCGCCATACTCAGCTATACCATAATACGATACACCTTGCGTTGGAATAGTCACATTTGCAGACAAATAGTTTGTCTTGAAGTCAAATCCCCACTTGAATGTCATAACTTGGTTAGAGCCACCAATTACCACTGTTGACAGTTTCTTCAGAATTGAAGTCACATTCTGGTCACCAAGATCAGCATGGTTTGTGTAATACAACATACGATAGGAGGTATCGTAGTCTTGATAAGTGTTGTAGTAACCAATGTATCCATTCTTGCCAATGTAAAGACTTCCATCTCTGCGAGACAAGAAAGACTTAGGCGTAATGGAATCCCATGTAGTCACCCTTGCAGAACCATCAGGCAAATAAGCCTTGGTATCAAAGCACCAAGTAGTATCAATGCTAGGTGTTGTCAACAAGTAAAAGGCTTCACGCTCTGAATACACAGACTTGATGTTTGCCAATGTCTCACCAGCTACAGCACCCATCAAATCATTACGAATATTCTTTGACAAGTCTCTCTCAGGTGCAGACTTCTCTTGAATCGTTCTCATCAATGATCTGACACCAGAGTTTGACAAGAACAACACATCAGTGCTTGTAGTCTGAATACTGTCTCTAGCAATACAACCAATACCTTCAACAGTGTCACTGATAGACATAGTTGATGGTGCTGTTGCACCTTGATAGACAAGAATCTGACGCTTACCAAAGATGAACAGGAAACCATTGTGAGCCGCTAAACCAGTGATCTGGTCAGCACCATTCACCCATACATTGTTCACATTCAATGAGCCAGCAGTACCTGTTGACCACACATGACCAGAAATCAAGTCACTAAAATAAACAGTAGCATTTACAGAGGTAGTGTTAGCCGCCCACAATCTACCAAACGCTGAAATCACAATGTCAGCATCAGGTGCAGTAGCTTGATAACCAGTTTTTTCTGAAACTCTACGGTATGTTGTAGTCGATACAGCAGGGTCATAGATCAATGGATTGTGACCAGACTGAAAGAAGTAAGTAATGCCATTCAGTGACGCACATTGCCAATTGCTTGCAGTGATGGTTGGTGCAGTACCACCACCCCCATAGGTGAGTTCAGTCACAACATTTGTAGAACTCAACTTGAATATCTTGTTGTTTCCAGCAAACAAGACAGTCAATGTTCCATCAGCCAGCACCAATTCGTGAATGACTTTGACATCATTTGCGCCCAAGTCACCAGAAGAAGAATTGACTCTTGACCATCCTTTGCGTGAACCAATACGACCATATTGGTCAATGATGCAATTAGTTGCAACCAAGGCAAAACCAGCATTTAAATCAAGAGGCGAGTCTTGAGTATTCAACCCATAAAAGCCGGGGGCTGAGATGCTGAATGTCTGAATCTGTTGGCTCATACCGCTACAAACTCCTGATTCTCAGGGTAGCGAGTGCCTTCCAATGCAATGTAATCAGAGAGCATTGACTTATACAACAGATAAGCCTCAGATGAAGATAAACCACCATCTTCACCACGCTCTACCAATGCCCGAGCATAAGCATTCTGAGCCACCAACACATCAGGCACAGAGATGATTGTTGCATCTGATGACAATGTGGCTTGTGGGACTGTCAGGCTAAATGGGATGCTGTAAACACCATCAGGGCGAGGATACAGCGTTACTTTGGTGTCATAACTACCATTGACACCATCAAAAGCGTAATAGGCAGGGATTCCATTAACAGGCGTAGAAAAGTTCTGAAACCTGTTCATGGTTGCAAAGTCGATGTTCTTCATGCGAATGTTGCTTGTGACATTCAATACATCAAGAACTTGGAATTTTTGACCAGCACCTGTCAAAGCATAAGAATATGTGCCTGATGTAGTGCTAAGAGTAATGGTTGTGCCAAGCACATTCCATGCAAAAGCATCTTCGACTTGACGCTTGGCATCATTGACAAATTTACCAATTAGAGACGAGTAAGTAGTTTCAGAAACAGTAGCAACTGTTTCTTCTCGTAACCTGACTAAAACATCGTTTACAAGTTCTAAGTATGTCATCTGCTTGCCTTCGCTTTGTTCCTTGCGGATATAGCTTTAGCTTTTGCCTTTGCGTCAGCTTTTGAGGATGCACCCCATGCTTTAAGCGAAAGAAGCAGTCTTGTCGGTTCACCATCCTTGTACTCTGCACCAGCCATATTGCCCATGCGAGCCAAGAAACTTGCTCTGCGAGGGTTATCCCCCGACTTTACTGGTGCTTTCAGGTTGCCACCAGTTTCTGCATTATAAGATGCTCTCCCCTTGGCATTCAACCCCCCTTTGGGATTTTGTCCAGCTTTTGTTTGCCAAGTAGGTGATTTCATTTGTTACCTCATCTATAACTTGCCGTTTTCTTTGCAATCGCTTTAGGTTGTTTAACAAACTGTTTACCAGCCGCAGTACCCTTGCGCTTTGCTCTTGTGGTTGCCGCATACTCAGCAGGACTCAAAGACTTGATTGCCGCCTCTGGCAAGTACCTCTCGCCTGTCTCAGACGATGGTTTGCCTGACTTGGTACGCCACTTCTGCTTACCCCAATCCTTGAGAGACTGTTGAGGATTCTTCATTTCTTAGGCTTCTTTGGGGGTGTATGAGTAAGCTTTTTGCTCTCAGGAGTGTGCTTTGCGCCTGTCATCAAAACACCTCCAGACTTGTGCAATTTGCCTTTATAAATCTTGCCATCAGGCAGATAGTGCGTTGCAGTCTTGCTCATGTCTTATACCCCCCGCCCTTGGCTTTATATTCCTTGGCAAGCAGTTGAGCTTTTCTTGCCGACCATTCACCAGCGTCACCGCCAGCAGAACCAGCCTTAATTTTCTCAAACAAGGCTTTACGCATAGTGGGCTTGGTATAAACCCCTGCTTGGTTAACCTTGGATTTGGTCTTCATTTCTTTTTAGCCTTGCCAGCTTGAGACAATGCAATCGCTATTGCTTGCTTGGGATTCTTGACAACCTTCTTATTAGAAGTCAATTCACCAGCCTTGTACTCACGCATGACTTTGCTGATTTTGGCTTGTGCTTTGGTCTTTTTCATTTGCCACGACCTGATTTCTTCATCATGTTAGTGGCAGTTCTGCCACCACGCATAGGCAAACCTTTTGGCTTTCCAATCGCAACCATGATGGTCACAGGAACGCCCTTTTTCTTGCCGTACTCTTTGGCTTCTTTCTCGCCTTTTTCAGAGTAGGGAAACTTCTTTTTTCCGACCATAGGCATAGAGTTCTCCTTATTTCCAGATACGATCAGCAACAAAGGTCACGATACCGCCCATGAAAGAAGCGATAGTCATTCCCATCCAAAATCCACCTTTGCCCTTATTGGCAAGTTCAAGTAAGGCTTTTACATCTGAACTAAGTGTGTGCATCTCTTTTTGGAGAGCCTCTACTTGGGCTTCAAGTTTTCCAAAGTCTCTGGCATCAATGTCAGACATTTAAATCTACCTTTCTGGGTCTTCCCATCCGCTTGATTGTGGGGATGACAGGCGCACGAAAGGCGGTATCTGTTCTAGTCTCTGATTCTACAGATTCTATGGTTACTTCTACATCGTCTACCCTCACATAACCCTGATGGCCTTTCATGGAATCAATGTCAACTTGATTGTGAAAGGAAACAAGATTACCCGATTGCAGACACTTAAAAGTAGCCATAAAACCCCTTAAATGAGAAAGGGGGGACTAGCCCCCCTATCCTTAAACCATGCGAACGATAACGATACGCAAAGTTGAAGATGCCAAGTCCACTGTAGAACCTGACTCGTTTTGAATGCGGAACTTAACTGTGTTTGCGGCACTGACATAGCCAGTAACTGTCAAACCAACCAAATCCACACCCAAAGATGCACCAATAACCATGTCACCCAAGGCGACACCGGGAACTGTTACATCATCTGTTTCACCAGCACCATCGGCTAGAGAACCAGCGTCAAGTGTTGCTTTTACAGCCCAAGTATCGGAGAACAAACCCCGAAACTGGTCATTACCTCTGCGTGAGACTACTGCTGAAGCGGTTGCCATTTTGATTACTCCTAATTTAGTTTAAAAAAGACCCCCTACCACTAGGGCAGGGGGGACAACTGCATTAGGCTGGAACTGCCAAGGCAAACATGGATGAGGACTTAGCCGCACCCACAGAAGCGGCACTACGCAAGGCGGCAACGCCATACAGAGTGTCACTTGTGAACAGCGTAGCAAGGTACTCTTGCTTGTACTGAACTTGTGAACGCACACCAACTTGCTCAACCAAGACCATCGCATCTTTGTGACCCATCAAGCACACACGAGCCGCACCAGAACCAGAAGTGGTATCAGCGTTGCTAGAGGTGAAGACAGGGATGCCATACAGGTTGCCAATTTCACCAGTGCGAATAGCGTCACCAGTACCGACAAATGCTTGTTCGGTGTAGCGAGCCAAACCCATCAGGGTGTTGCGGCTTGATGGAGGAATCAAGAAGAAACGATTGTCCATAGGAGTATCGTTGTCATCCAAACGCTGAATAGTGCGACGGATAGCCGCATCAGTCAGTGCTGATTCATTGTTGCTTGCGGCAACATAGGCAGTCGTACCGTCACCACCAATGTAGGCGGCGGCGTATGCGGCTGTACCAGCACCACCGTTGGCTGAACGACCCAACTGCACCAAGTCTGTATCGACTTGACGAGCCAAGGCATAGCCAGCATCGGAGGTGTAGAACTGACGCATAGAGTTCAGAGCCTGTGCTTCCACGATGTCTTCAATCAAGCGGCTATATTCATAGTGCTTGTTAATCGACACTTGGACTTCAGACTCAGTAGCGGCAATCAAAGTGACTGCTGTCTCAGCGGCTTTGGCAGAAGCAGAACCACGGGTAGGTGCAGGAATGTGAACAGTGTCACCTTTCTTGCCCTTGAAGTTCATCTTCATAACCAAGTTGGCTAAAACTAGGTTTTTCTTGTAAGCCGCAACAATTTCATCACTCCAAATTTCAGGAATGAATGTTGCGCCAGTGGTGGTAGTAACTGAGTTACTAGGGGAAAATGATGTTGCCATTTGTGTACTCCAAAAAATCAAAAGTTAGGGTTACTTGACACGCCCCTCTGCGTATGCCGCCATGATTTCTTCACTTAAGGCATCGTATCGGTTCGGGTCAGTCATCTTCAGCCGAATAAGGTCTGCCCTGCGATAGACTCGTTTTCCAGATTCACCAGTACCACCTACATCAACACTTGCCGCTTTAAGGTTCGACTTGCGTTGGGTTTCCCCTGCATCGCTAGTCTGTTTTGCCTTAACGCCCTTCAACTGCTTGTAGGTGCTCAACAATTCGTTTGCACTGTCATAGTCAAACTCACCATCAGCTTTAGCGTACAAACCAATACGAACAGGTGAAGATTTCACCCAATTCACAAAGTCTGCATCTTGAACAATCTGACCGAAATCAGGGTGTTCTTGCGCCAGCTTTTGCTGAATTTGCATCTTTTTGAACTCTTGACTCGCTTGACGAGCCGCAAGTACATCAGGATGGTTATCAACAGTTTTACGAACAGCCGCCTGTGGATTCTCGAAAAAATCTACTTCAGGTTCTTCCTCTTTAATAGGTTGAGGTTTACCAGCAAGGTTTTGCTTGATGAGTTCATCAGCGAGCTTCCTAACTTCCCCAACTTCTTGAGCTTGCTTGCCAATCAGCTTTTCTGCCTCTTGGTGCATTTTGATAATGTCAGACAACTGTTTACCCCGATACTTATCAGGAATATCATCTGACGCTGGCTCAATTGTTGATTCAAGCTTTTTCTGCTCAACAATGTCTAACTCACTCTGCATCTCGTCTGGGTTATCAATCAACATATTTTTCCTTTTTCCTGCCACTTTTGGGTTCTAGG